ATATAAGATGGAGGCAGTGTCATGTCTAAAACTTGTTCAAAATGTAAATTACAAAAAAAAGTAATAGAATTCTCTAAAGATAAAGGCCAAAAAGATGGCTTATATCCTAGTTGCAAGAATTGTAAAATATTATATGCTAAAACCAATAGAGTTCAAGAATTAAGAAGAAATTGGAGAATTGAAAATAAACAAAGAATGCGTGAAAATAATTACAAAAAGAGTTACGGAACAACGATTAAAGATTATGATGAAATGCTTAAAAAACAAAAGGGTAAATGCAGTATATGTTTATCCACTGAAACTAAAAATAAAAATTACAGTTATTTTGCAGTAGATCATTGTCATAAAACTGGAAAAGTTAGAGGTTTACTTTGTGATAAGTGTAACACAGCCTTAGGTTCTTTCCAAGATAGTCCTGAAATTTTACTTAGAGCAATAGAATATTTAAAAGAAAACATGGAAATACAAGATGAGTAGCTCTTCAAAAGATACTGTTTTTGACTTACTAATAGATCATGGAATTGATATTAGAGGTAGAATTTTATACTTACAAGGAGAAGTTGATGAAGATATGTATAATAAGTTTGTTAAGCTTCTTAAGTATTTAGATAAAACAACTGGCGATATTGAAATAGTTTTAAATAGTTGTGGTGGATGTGTTACAAGTGGTTTTGCAATGTATGATGCTATAAAAGCATGTAATAATCCAGTTACAATAAAATGTTATGGAGCAGTTATGTCTATAGCTTCTTTAATATTGCAAGCTGCTGATAAAAGAATAATTAGCGAAAACTGTCGTATGATGATTCATAGAGGTGAAACTGCTCTCGCTGGTGATTTCAATATTGTTAAGAAAGCTATGCAAGAAGAGATGGAACTTGATAGAATGCTTTGTGATGTCTACTTTGATAGAATGACCGATAAGAACCCTGAATATAAAAGAGCTGCATTAGAAAAACTTATGGATACTGATTCATACTTTTCTGCCGAGAAAGCTCTAGAGCTTGGGCTGATAGATGAGATTGAAGGTGACGAAGCCTAATTATAGTATTTGCTATATGTTCCATCGCTTTATTTCTCCACTCGCGAGCTGGATCTTTGCTATCAGGAAGCCAATCTGAATACTTACTTCCTACTATATTAAATCTACTTAGAGTGTTTGCAAATTTTATTAAATAATTATAATGCTGAGAACCCATATTATTCATAAACTGTTCCATACTTAGCTACAAAATTTCTTACAGCATTATCATATACAGAACCGTGTCTAAATCCCCAATCATTAATATGAGAACTTACAATATTAAATTTATATAGTGTATATACAAAACTCGCATATACTGATCGACTACTTACTATGATCAACAATAACCTCATATTTAGCATAATTATCTACAAAATCACATATTCTTTCATCAAAATAAGAACCAAGTTTCCAGTCAGAATCTTTAGTATTAGTTATATGTAGTCTAATTAATGTTTCCATAAAATTATAGACACATATTCTAGCTGAGGTTGCTCTCATTTACTTGCCAATGTTTGCATAACTTTATTGATCTTTAATTGATAAATAGCATTGAATTCTGGAGTATTAGAATGATATCTTGCATACCACTTAGGATCTCTAGGGCTTCTAGACTTAATGATGTTTAAGATTTTACACATTTTACCAATAGCATATTCATCTGATGATACAAGTTTAGCCTTATCAATCTTGCTTAAACCAAGTCTAACAAACTCTTTATTCCAAATTTTTAAGTTAATTTGTACAATAGAATAATCACCAGTTGGAGAAACTGCGTTAGATTTAAAGTTACTCTCAATCTTTATAATTGAGAGTAAAACTTTCTTTGGTATGTTGTATCTTATTGACATAGTATCTATTGCTGCAGCCACTTTCATTTGTCTCTCTTCTGAAAGATGTGGGGCGAGCTTCGACACTTTCTTTTTAACTTCTATGATTCTTTCGTTAACTACTTTCTTCTCGGCATCAAAACTATAATCTGTCTGAGTAACAATTGGAAGAACTAATAAAGCTGCGACTAGCGCTATCTTTAGCTTGTTCACCATGTAAACCTCCCGGTTCTATTTCGCTCCTAGACCAAGACCCATTTTATTAGTCTTGTTCTTTTCAAAGCGTTTACTAACTAAGGTCTTATGGTTGACCATTTTGTCAACTACATCTGCATAAGTTTGACCTTTCAAAATACTTCTTTTAACAACTTCAGCTAAGTGAGCAGGTGAAAAGTCTTTCGCCAACTTCAAAGCTTCTTTTTCTTCTACTGTACATGGTCTTTTAGAAATAAACTCAACTAGCTCAATTCTTTGTGCCTCTGTTGGTGGGTCTAATTCTATGTATTCATCGAATCGGCCAGGGCGATCAGCTAGAGCATCTAAGAGTGATCCTGGGTGATTTGTAGTAGCGATGATGAATGTTGGGATGGAAAAGGTATTATCAACACCATCTAGCAGGTTTAATAAGCTAGAATCGATACCTCTTTCTCTACCATTGTAATCTTCCTGTTCTCCGCCACCGATATCTTCGATAACTAGAACAAGGCGAGTACAGCCTTCTTTCTTGTAGTCAATACTTGCAAGGAATCTGTTCGCATCTGAGCTTCTTATCTCAGAAGTTGGCCAGTTGATTGCAATAGTATTCTTATCTTCTTTAATTAAGTTCTCAATAGTTCTTGTAATAGCCGAAGTCTTCCCATATCCTGGAGGAGAATAGAGTAGGATTGCTCTCTTTTCTTCAACTTCAAGCTCTCTGTATTTCTCTAAGTGCTTAAAAAAGTTATCGGCTTCATTTAAGATCTTACTTGTATTGTCGTAAGATGTAAGGAGATTCTTATTCCTAAGCTCTAGATCACCAAGAATAATCTTAGAACCTTTTGTAGTGATATTGTAAACACCAGGTTTAGCAATCACTTTGTCTTCATTTTTCTTTTCAGGTTCAACATATTTAAACTGAACGATCTTTGTGTCGTTCTTAACTAAGAGATCAGACTCTTGAATTTCAGAGTCAACAGCAAGGTCTTCAATGTTAGTAACTTTAGTAACTACGAATTTACCTTCTTTAACTTCTTTACTCATTATCACCCTCGTCGTATGCGTGTCCAAATATTTCTTGAAAACTTTTCATTATTTGTCTGCTACTTTTACTTCTTCGTCTACCCTTGTTCACTAGGTCTTCTTCCATGGAAACAAGAGATACTTCTTCGTTAGCTTCATATTGCCTCTTACAAGTTCCGAAGTTAATACTAAGGTCATCATGTAGGTGGTGATCTGCCATAACATCTACAGAAGTCACTCTACTTATGCTTTTATTAACACCATCTTTCCAACCTAGATCCTCAGATTCATCTATATCAACTACATCTGAATTGTAGACATGAAAATCAGGGTCTTGTCTAAGTTTAGTTCTTGGCATCTTTTTCCCCAACCCTTCTTAGATATTCAGGTACATACCATGTTCCGGCGTTTTCGTTATTTACTTTTCCACTTTTAGTAGTGGCTTCATCAAATTCTTTATTTACTTTTTCATGATACTTACTAGTTCCAAAGTATTGTCTCTTATCGTACTTGAAAACACTAGCACCATGTAATCTACTTGCTTTCTCTGATGCGTGTTCACCATATTGAACTTCTTCATCTAGGTCATAATTATCCATCACAACATTATCGATACTCATAGAGCTTTCTCTATTCTTAAATCTTATCGTAGTTGATGTTGAAAAATTTGATTTACTCATAATCTTTTTATATTTCGATTCGGTTTAAAATAAAAAGCCCACAGTTTATGTGGGCTCGGCTAAATAAGTTGGGGAAAACTTATTTATTTAGAGTTTTGATTCGTAAAGCTGCTTGCTAGACTTTTTAGGCTTTCTGGCAAAACATCCATATTAATTGATTCAAACTCTTTAACTTTCTTCTTTTCTTTTACAACTACAGTTCTTTCAGAAGCAAGCTCATTCTTTCTTGCTTCAATGGCAAAAATGATTTGAGAATACTCATCTGAGCCTTCAGTATAGGTTTTCAATAGCTTATTAAGCTCAGAAACCTGAGGATCACGTGATCCACGTCCAGTACTTTGAGGAGCGTAGTCTGATCCTCCGTTTAGTTCTTTTGATTTACGAAGATAATTAGATACCATACCTGATACATATCTTGATAATTCTTTTTCATCAGTAATTTCTTTACCGAAGTCAATAGTTCCATTAAGAATACCATTGAAGATATTTGTCTTGATAGTTTCAAGTTGATCATCTGTAAGTAGGTTTCTAGCTGCAATAGATGCATTAAAAGATGAACCTAATGCCAACTTTACTTGTGAAATAACAGATTCTTTTTGAGAAATACTCATGTGTTTACTCCTTTAAACGTTTTTAATAATGATTGAATTGAACAATCTTATATTAATATTATACCGATTGAAAATTTGAGTATGTTTATTAATGCCCGTAAGTGAATTCCTTTTTCTCACGCTCAGTAACACAAGTGATTTTAATTTGCTCTAATGGCAATATAGACCACTCATAATCTAATAGAATTAGAGTTTCCATGTCTACTCCCTTCTTAAAGGAAAAGTATAGGAATTCTGATTTCTCTTGATCTCTAGTTGGACCTTCAGCTTCAGTTCGTGTAATGATCTTTTGCTCAATCAACCACATACAAATATCTGAATAAACATCGTTTATTTTAAGAAGTCTAGCAATGCAATCAATTCTTCTATTGTTCATAATACCTTTCTACTTGTAGTTTTCTTGGAAGCTTAAATACATAAGTCATTTTACAAATGTTAAATCTCCATAGAGTGTCCATGAAGCAAGCTACAGCCTCGCGCTGATTTACATTATTATATTGTCGTATGTAAGTTAGATTGTTCATTCTAAATCTCTATAGGTTACATATACGTAATCACCATGCTCATTCTGACCTCTGCCTGTTCTGCAGTCAACTATCTTAAATCTAAAAATAGTATTCATCATTTCTATGAAAGCGTCGGCTTGTCTCCAACCTCTTACTCTCATCTGAAAGCTATTAATGCGGATCATGAAATTCCTTTTCCCACTTAGCTGCAGCTTCTGGACCATCTATTAAAAGAACATGAAGCCTACATGCCCACCAATATCTAACAACTCTATTTACTAAACCAAACCTACAAAGAGTATATGCAAAATCATCACATATCTCAAAGCCTTTTTCTGTTCTTAGATAAGGATCAACTCTCATGTTTGTGATACTCCCTCATTTTGCAAGCAAGTGAAACATAAAAAGTACCATAATCTTGTTTAATAAGACTAAATCTTATTAAAGTTCTATATAGATCAGCACAAACTTGATCTGAAAGTTGAACTCCATGATAGCATTGTTTCATTACACTAAGCTTCATTTGTCATCTCTAAACCGCATAAAGATAGGAAATCTCATGATTCCATCTGGTGTTAACTCTTGATACTTAGTTTCAATCTTTCTGCCTAAGAACTCAGCTTGATTATTCCACATGTAATCTCTATCTGCATCACTAAATCCAGAACCACAATCACATGCATTACCATTCTCTTGCTTCAAAACGAGGCCGCCCATCCTTCCCTCATGCTTCGTTCCAGCCTTACCCTCATAAAATCCAACAATCTCACAATCTTGTGAAACCATAGTTTTGAATTTCATAAGCGAATTCGCATTCCTACCTTTATAGTAAGGAATATCTGGAAGAACCATTACACCCTCGAATCCCAACCCAATGTAAGCAACTTCAAGGTCTTTTATCTCTTGTAAAGTTGTTACAAACTTCTGATCAACAGGAACAATTACGTCTTTCTCGAAAAATATCTTAAGACCTGCCATCAGATTCATTCTTTCGCTTTTCTTCATTATAAACTTACCAGACTTCCACTCACTTAGAGTTAGACAGTCAAATACGTTATATCTAACATCTCCAACTGTAGTGCCTCGCTTACTAGCGAATGCACTCTTCTGCATAGATTGAAAGTCATCTGACATGATTTCACCATCTAGCACGCAACTCTTACCTACAAACGTATTTGCAAGTGACGCTGCTATGCTTGGGAAATTGGTAAATATAGAACCGTTTCTAGAATAGAGAGTAACTTCTCCCTGATCAATTACAGCTAAACATCTATATCCATCAAACTTAGGTGAAGTATAAACGCCTGCTTTAATGATACTATCTAGTTTCTTACACTTCTTTCCATCAGTTGCAAGCATAACATCGAACGTAGGAATATTAAAGAACTTGGCTGCAGTTTCATCTGAAACTCCAATCTTCAAATCTTTCCTTAAGACCTTTGCATACCAATCCTGTTGATTATCAGAACATCTATTAAAGAAGTCTTCAACAAGAGCTTTAGCTGCGTGGCCTGTAATTTCTCTATTTTCTAATCTTTGGAGTAGAGACATGAACTCATCATGTAAGTCAACTTCTGTTGAGGCTTGTGATGATATGTCAAACTTATGAATATGGAATTTTCTAAAGAAGTTAAGTGAAGCATCTAATAGCTCACCTAATCTTTTATTTCCACTTGACTCCTCTAAAATGCTTCTTTTCTCGTTTTTCCCAGAGGCTCTTGAAACTCTCTGGAGTACGTCTAGTTCTATCATTCCAATACTTCTCCAATTCTATACTAAAATCTACATAATTGTCTTCGTTTAATATACCCATGAATAAAAGAGTAACCACAAAATGATCAACAACATCGCCCACGTTTCTGTGCATTCTTAATATTTGAGGTAATGACTGAACATTATTTAACACTAAACAGTCCAAGTGTTGGTGCCATCATAGATAGTTCACCTTGAATTCTAGAGTTAATTCCAACTACTTCACCATCGCTATTGATAACTGGTCCACCGGACATACCAGGAACAATCATAGATTCTCCTGTGTAATAAACTCCATATTGACCTATTGCTCTAAAGTCAATACATGTCGCTGGAGACATTCCATTTGCAAAGCCACAGCTTCTTAACATATCGCCAGATTTAACTGTAAAATCAGTTCTAACTATCAACTTATTAAACTTCCTAAAATCACCATAAATAAATCCAAAATCTCTACTCGAGTCAGCATCTGCTGCCATAGCTACAACTGCAGTATCATTACCATATACATCAAAAACTCTATACATAGTAGGTCTTTCTGTTTTTTGAAGTAATTCTAAGTATTTATTTTTAGCTATAACTAATTTAGTTAATTCACCAATTTCTTCATCGCACGTATCTTTATAACATTGAATTTTTAAATTCTCAATATCTGCCTTAATATCTTCAATTTCTTTTGGAAGTTTTTCAATTGCTTTTGCCATATCTTCTTTAAGAAACTTAGCTGAGAACTGCATACAATGTGCTGCTGTTACTGCAATTTGATCTGATATTACAAATGCTGAACAAGAACTTGTGGGTGTTCTTTTAATATTGATTATAGCATTATATTGACCATTGGTAGCTGGCTTGATATCATAATTATTAGTTGAAGAGCAGCTTGCCATCATCATCAGGAGAAGTAGGGATAAAAGAACTCGTTTCATATTTGAACTCCATTTCAGCTTCACGCAAGACAATGTTTTTAGCTCTAATGAGCACTTCCTGCTGCGTTTCATTATTATCTGGACTAGAATACATTATCTCTAAGCAAGACAATATATCTCTAGTTTTAAGATCTTTCTTCTTAAGACTGTTAATAACATCATAAGCCCTTGAATTCTCATATCTTACTTGCTTATCAATATATTTCTGTAATCCTAACATATAATCCTTATACTAATTTATAACCACAACGTGGTATAATAGAGCTATTATGGCAAACGAAAAGAAGACAGAAAGAGATCACCTAAACGACATGCTCATCGAGTATGCTCCACTTATTAACATGCATGTAAATAAGCTTAGAGACAACTTACCCCCACATATTGATCACGAAGATCTTTATGCGGCTGGAATGCATGGTCTAATTGATGCTCTTCATAAATATGACCCTAAAAAGGGTGCTGCTTTTAATACGTATGCTTCTAAGCGTATCAACGGTAAAATGCTAGATCATATCACTGCACCAACCGCTAGTTCTGTAGATAACTTTCATTACAAACAAGCTAAAGAGTTTATGTCTAAACAACCTAAACCTGAAATGGCTCCAGTTACAACTACAACATTTCCAAAGAAAGAAGAGTAATTATTCTTCTTTGTCAATATGTTTTTTAACACTTTCAATCATTGATCTATTAGCTAAATCAATTAGTTGTTCATCTGATTTTTCAGATAAGATTTCATTTACATCTTTATCAAACTGAAGTTCATATAGAACGTCTGCTGCTGCTTGAGTAGGGTGTTCCCATAGACTATCTTGAAAACTTTCATGGCCACAAGTTGCTAACCAATTACAAAGTTCTCTTTTGAAGTCAATCATCTTTTCGTATGATGTTGTATCATTTTCAAACAACTCCATAGCTTTTTGAAGAGATTCTGTAACTGCCACACCGAAGTGTAAGCTGTAATTTCTTACATTATCACAATCCTCTGTAGATACAGGAATACTTCTATCGACTTCACCGCTTACATTTTGAGTCATTTGTCCTCCAATTATTTCTTCTTTGATTTCTTCTTCGATTCGGTTTTCTTTTTAACTGGCTTCTTTGTAGCTTTAACTAAGTCATTTAATAGACCTTTAGCAATCGCCATTGATCCAGTTTTATCTTCAATCACAATAGGCTTCTTTGAAGGAAGAACTTCTACTGAATAAGATACGGATGGTCTAACCAATGGGAGACCAATAAAATCAATCAAGCCAATATTCTTAGCTTGTTGAGCGGTAAGATATAAATCTCTACCTTCGTTTTCTTTAATAATTGCTTTTAATTGTTCATACGACATACCACATCTTGCTGCGATAAGGTCCATGATCTGACGATTAATACGCTCATGTTCTTTAGCGTCTGTCTTAATATCATCTGCATGTCCTACAGCTCCACCAGAAGCCTCATGAATCATAATACGAGCATCTGAGTCACAGAATCTAATATCACCTAAGGAAAGAAGTGCTGCACCTGCAGACATAGCTTTACCTTGACATACAGTGATAAATGTATTAGGAACGCTTTTCATAATTGAAAGCATTGTGTTAAAGCTATCTACATATCCACCGTATGAATCAATAGTAACTACTATTGGCATACTAGGATCAACAGATGCGAGTCTATTTACTTTCTTTCTAAAATCTTTGACAGATTCTTCTGTAAACTTATTAACGACTATCTCATGGTCTTCGAGTTCTTCTCTCATTAATACTCCTTTAAAAGAAAATCCACGCTTTCATATCAGAACGAGCCTACTCGCGTGGATATATCTGAATCATCGTGTTTAATTATCGAATCTGTTACTTTTTTACGTATTTATTAATTCTTTTTCTTGCATCTCGTGCCATCCAGTAATTTGTGCATGGAACCCAAACACATGGTGATATATTTTCCATTTTAAGCGGTTCAGTCCATATTTTAAGTAACTTTAATGTAACTAAAAATCTACCTAATATTTGAGCAGATTCATTGTGTCTATTGGGGTCACTACGGTTTTGTGTATCTATTTTAGTTAATAATGAAGATTGTACCCACTCTTTCATAACCAATTTCCTATATCAATAGGTCTATTATAGAGTCTGCTATTATAAGCATTGTATGTATATTCCCATAATCTAGGTCCAAGTTCATCAACTTCTAAAGTTTTAAAACCTATTTCAAATAAACGTAAAGTAACTATAAAATTAGCTAAAGCTAAAGTCTTATGACTAGACGTATCTTCATGCCATTTTGGGAGATTCATTATCAAGGAGGATTCCGTCCACTTTCTCATTTAACTCTTCCTCTGTGTAGATACTGTCTACTATTGCCATTGCTGTAGCAACAGCTACTCTTTTAATGTACTCTTGTAATTCTGGCGGCCAACCTTGTGCATGGGGTGGACAAGCAATTTCTCCATTATAGCCCTGCATATCATATTGATGGCCATTAGTTGGAACGTAAAATGAACCATCATTAAGCATTAAGTTATTTAACCCATATTGAAGTCTGTTCATTACACTCTGCATTGCAGCATTTCTATCTCCTTTTAGCACGATAATCCTTTGCATTTAATAATGCTTCGTAAAGTTTGCTTCCACCTTCAAGAAATCTTAAATTAATACTTTCAATTACACCTAATATAATTTCATCAGCAAATTCTTCTCCCTCAAATTGAGCAGAGTTGAACACTCTATCTAAAAAACCAGGTTTCTTTTTATTTATTTCAAGTACACGTGGAGCCCATTCTCTAAATACATTATAAGAAGCTATATTATTAGGTTCGACTTCTTTAATAAAACGGTCAATTTTCTGTACAAATCCTTTTTTAAAGCCATCATCTTTAGTTTTACTTACAACATACTTACGTTGAGCTTTAAGCATCAACTCCGCAAGAGCTAAATAATCCTGTGACACTGCTAGCTTCATGACTTCTCCTAATCTTTAAAAATATATAGAAAAATTAACACTATAAATAATAATCCAATCATCTTGCACCTAATTCTTGTAATACTTTTCTAATTTCTTTTACTTCTTCTTTGTTATTAAAGAAGTAAAGAACAGTCTTGTCTTGTTTAATAGCTACAGTTTCGTCATCATGATCAAACATAACATTGAAACTATTAAATGTTTGGCTTGCTTTATGTGGAACCAAACTACCGACAACAAAGAATTGATCACTATTAAAGTCTGTTCTATCACCATTGTTGAATGCATGAGTTTGAGAAAGAATCTTTTCCTTCGCTAGATCAAGCATTGTTTTAGGTGTAGGAAAGAAGTAATTAAGTATTCTTTGAATCATCTGGTCCTCTCTTTTAAAATACCTTTCATTTTTGCGTAATCCATCATATAAACACATAGTGTTTCATCTGTAATATAACCAGATTGTCCATTATAAACATAGTTACATGCCATTGAGAATCCACCACCAGCAGAAGTTACTTCTGTAAGTGCATCCATTCTAGAGTAAGCATTGGGAACTGTTCCATGCTTCAACTCTAAATGATGACCTAAGTTAGCGTGAGCTGCATATCTAAGGAACTTTAAGTCTTCTTTGACTTCCTCGATACTCTCATTGTTTGCTATAGTTATTGTTTCCAACCTGCTGCCTCCGCAATTACTGGGAATTTCTTAATCATTAGCTCTTTAACTGCCTCAGCGATCTCTCTGTGTTCTTTTTGAGTTGCTGGATCAGTTCTTAAATTCACATAATGAACCCAGCTTCTTAAGCTACCGTTCATAAATAGTTTAGTCTTAGCTTGCAACGGAAGTACAGCGCGTGCTGTTTCTTTTGCAATATTGTTATCTAGAGCCCAATTATAATCATCTACTGCTCTATTCCAATTTTCTTTCTGCTTCTGATCCCATTCATCTTTAATCTCATCTGTTAGATCATCTACAGAGTTCTGTCTGTTCTTCTTATCTTGCCTTCTAGCTTTAAACAACTCCATTCCATCGTCATCTACTTTCGCATATCTCTGAGAGAACTCTTGAAAGGAAAAACTTCTATGTCTTAAGATTTGAGGAGCGATAGCTCTTGTTGTCTCAATCTCAAATACTGCATTCGCTGTTTCTAAGATAGACCAATGTCCATGACTCATGCAATACTTAATAAGTCCTGCAAAGGAAGGATTCTTTTGGTCTGAGGAAGAGACTCTTGCAATATAAGCTATTAAACCTTCAGTGTTCTGAACGTTCTTTACGAACTCCAGATTATCTTCTGTTGCTTCTTTCATTAGCTCTTGAAGATATTCTTCATCAATCTCAGTCTTAGAGACGAGGCGCACTTTCATCAAACACTCCATATTCGTTAGGTTTAATCACTGTCACTTCATGTGATGGTGAATCTTGTAGGGTTGCAATTGTAACTACTCTATGAAACATAGCTTCAGATACAAGAAAGATTCTTAGGACACAGAATCCAAGTCTAAGCTCCAGTGACTTTTTACCTAGGCTTATATTGAATCCACAATATTCAGCATCAGCTGAAAATAACACTGTGAGTCCTTTTTTATTCTTTACTTCAGGAAGCTCCAAATTACACCTCTACAGTTGATTTAATATAAGCTTCAAGAGTTCTTTCAACGTTAAGAGATTCAATTTTATAACTTAACTTCTCTCTTTGTTTAGAAGCATTTACTCTTTCTGTTGTTTTACCAGATGCAACTTCAGCAGCAAGTTCTGCACGACCTTGAGCAATAAGTCTACCGTGAGTTCTAGAGTATGAATCGCCTCTATTAGAAAACTTTGCAACACCTACAAAAACAGTAGTTCCCTTAACTAAAAGAACAGTAGTTCTACCAGAACCATCAGTGTTTTTATCATGCTTAATAACTACTTTATCGTATGAACCTTTTAATTCATTTAGAGAACTTCTTCCATTGTCTGTTGGTCTTGTCTTGTTAGCCATTCGTAACTCCTATCGAAACTCGTTTGTATTGTAATTTGTATAAGTAGTTAAGATTAGAATCAGATTCTATTCTATACTATTTATACCGTTCGTTATTTTTGAAACAATATCCACTTAATCCCAACACCATTCTCATTGGGGAATCTATTGATGTTAGTATAGACACAATCTAAGCAATGACCACTTCGGTGCTTTGCATAGAGAATAAAGCTCTTATTAAGATGAATATTAAGAATAGGTTCAAGCTCTACATACCTGAATTGTTTTTCATCTATCTTAGAATTAACTGTAGTATCTAAATCTACAAATTTTAAGATTTGATAGTTAAAGTGTAGTCCTAGTTCACCCTTCTTCTTTTCTTGATATTCAAAGCTTCTATTTGTGCCTACTGCTTCTTCATATCTAAGGTCTAACTGTTTAAGTTCAGCGGTATGAGCTGAAGTTAGAAGCATCGACACCATTAATGGTAGTAACAACAAACTCTTTATCCTCTGCATCTCTTATCTCCCTAACTGCTACTTTAAATAAGTAATTCTCTTCTTTAAAAGCTCCAGCCCATTTTTCTTTAATAATCTTAAATCTCTTTAAGGTTTGACAGAGTCTACCTGAAACCCTTACAGCTTTAGTATTATTGATCTGTGACGCTTTGTAACCTATCATCTACCTCTTTCTCCATAACTTGGCCAATGTATTCACCAGCAGATATTGAAAACTTAAACTTTTCACCTAATATTTTTTCTATTGTGCGAAATAATTTCACTGTAGTCTTATAAGTATCTGTTACTGTATAAGTTCGTATATTATCTTGCTTAAATTTGATCACTTCCAGTTGTTACCTCTTCTGGTTTAACTTCTGCTTTAGGTGGCTTTGTAACTTCATACTTAGGAACACCATCAACGATCTTAAATGTAATAGTATCTAACTCTTTAATTTCACCTTTAAGAATAGGTTTAACTAATGGCATATCAATATACTTCTTAACTGTTCTAGCAATTGGTCTAGCGCCCATAAGTGGATCATAACCTTCTGCACTAATAAAGTCCTTAACTTCTTGTGTAACTACTAAGTTAAAATTCTTCTTCATAAACAACTTATTAATGCTTTGAAGGATGAATTTATCGGTAATCTTATCGATTACAGACTTATCTAACGAGTTAAAATGAACAATACCAGATAGCTTATTTCTAAATTCTGGTGCAAAAGTGGAATTAATGATCTCAGATTTAACCTCGTGTTTAATATGTGCTACTTGTTCTTCTTTAGAATTAAGACCTAAAGGCTTCTTAACTCTTGCCGCTACTGCAGCTCCAGCATTAGAAGTCATAAGGACTAATACATTTCTAAAATCTACTTTATTTCCTTCGCCGTCTGTCATAGAACCACCATCGATGATTCCCAGTAAAGCTTCACGAACTTTCTCATGTGCTTTCTCAATCTCATCTAAAAGCAAGACTGTATGCGGATACTTGGTAATCTCATTTGTTAAGATACCACCTTCTTTGTGCCCTTCATAACCTGGAGGAGCACCAAATAGCTTCGCAGCTGAATGCTTTTCACCATATTCACCCATGTTAATTACCATGAAGTGAGACTCTGTGTGCTTAGCTAATTGCTTAGCAAGCTCTGTCTTACCTGTACCTGTAGGTCCAAGTAATAGAAAGCTACCAATAGGTTGACCATCGTCACCTAAACCGGCTTTATTCAATTCGTAAGCTTCAACAACCTTCTCGATTGCTTCTTCTTGGCCGAATAATTCCCCTTTAATGATCTTTTCTAAATCTACATAGGAATTCTTGCCTGTCTTCTTTTTAAACGCAGAAACAGGTGTTCCTGTGATTTTAGATACAATCTCTTCGACATCCGACACTGCCGCCGTGCGTCGCGTAGATGAATCATCTGTTCTTAATCTTGCCCCAACAGAGTCGATCAAGCTTATCGCTTTATCTGGAAAGTATTGAGTGGTAATATATTTACCAGACAATTCAACTGCAGCTTCTAATACTGCTTTAGGATATTTAACTTTATGGTACTTTTCAAGAACAGGCTTAACACCTTGCTCTAAGATACGTAAAGTTTCTGCTGCACTTGGTTCTTCAATCTTTACTTGCTGAAGACGTCTAGCAAAAGCTTTATCTTTAGAGATGTGCTTTTTATATTCGTCATCAGTTGTAGCACCGATTAAGCTCAACTCTCCACTTGCAAGCATTGGCTTAATAATGTTACTCATATCCGGAGCACCAGGACCTTGTCCAGCAGCTCCAGCTCCCATAACCTGATGAAGTTCATCTACGAACAACACTGGTTGAATGAGACCTTCTTTTGTCATCATCTTAATGTCTTCTAGTAAGTCTTGAAGTCTTTGTTCAAAATCACCACGGAATTTAGTTCCACCGATCAATCTACTTACTTCTAATGAGAAAATCTTAACATTCTTAATTGCTTCAGGTACTTGACCTGATTCAATAAGGGAAGCTAAACCTTCAACAACCTGAGTCTTACCAACTCCTGGAGGACCAACTAATACTGGATTTTTCTTTTTATGGTGAGCTAAGATTTCAACCATACGTTGAACTTCATCTCGTCTACCAATAAGAGGATCAATCTTTCTATTCTTTGCTTTCTCATTTAAATCATCGCAAAGCTTATATAATTCCTTATATTTACCTTTAGATTTAATGCCAGCATTTGGATTATGTTTGTATCCACTTGATTCTAAATGAAAGATTGTTTGACTATCTTTAACATTTGTTACAACATATAAACTATTGATAAAGTCTTCAAAGAACATATCTCTTTGCTCTTTACCTGCTGTCTTCTTAACATCTTCAATTGTCTTCTTGAAGCTTGGAGTTAAAGCTGCTCCATTGTTTCCGAGCATTCTAGAGAACTGCTCATGAGCTAAAAGATCTGGTTCTTCTTTAAGAACTTGAGCTTCTAATAGAAGTTCTAATTTATCAATATCACAACCTCTAGAAGCTAGAAACTGTTGATTCTCTAGGTGATCATCATTGATACAAAAAAGAACGAACTTAGAAACGGAAAGAGTCAAAGACTTCTGCGAAGTAATTGCGCCCATAATAGTATCATCAGTAATTCGATTACTCATTCGTTCTCCTATGCTTCTTCTAATGTGAACTTTAAAACTGTAATTGCTTGAACTCTATTTGGAAAACATGATATTAAATATTGTTTTGCAAGGTCAACTGTAGCTAATTTACTTTCTGCTATCTCTCTAGAGTATGTACCACATACACCACGCTTCTCAGTGTTTACAATATGAGCCAGCTTTTCTGCTTCTAATTCTGTCTTTTCAAAACATCTAGAAACAATAAAGATAACTTCTTCAAACGATGTATGAGGATTGTCATGTATAATTACATTATAATTGACAGGTTCTTTCAATTTAACCTTTTCAATTACCGCAATGTCTTCTTGAATTTTCGTTGACATAAACCATCCCTCGTTATTCTTTATGTATTTCGATTCGGTTATTCGTCTAGAGCGTCTTTGAGTAGAAAAGCTAGATCGTTTGATTTGTTTACGAAGTCGTTACCTGAAATGATATGAAATCTTCTTAGTGTAAGAAGTAGGCTTAATGTGTATAAATAACTATTTAATGCTTTATCTTTTTTATTCATGTATGCCTAAATAAAAAAGCGGTTAGATAAGTAGGGAGGAACAACGAACAAAGCCAATAGGCTTTTATACAACTAACAAGGAACATAAAGTGCAATTAGACGGCGACAAATAACAACGAACGTTAGCTCTAATTTTTAGCCGTTGACAAGCACATACACCAATTGTAGTTTATTAATTCGACTCCGAAGAGTGTGAATTAATGGTTTTCCCTCTATTCTTCTAACCGCCAAAGTCCGTTAAATCAGGCCGTTATCCTGAAGTAACTTCGTTGTAGTACTATTCAATCTAACTTTAGATGAATAGTTAAGCTCAGCGAGCTTATCTTCTAATGCTTCAATTTCTTTCTGAGTGTTCTGTCTGTCTGTTCTGAACTTATCTTTATCTACTTGGTTCAAGAAGTAATAGCTAGCATTTGTTCTAGCATAATGAGCTGAACCACCTTCTAATTGCTTCTTATATAGAGAAAGAGTGTCTTCTAGGTCTTCTTGCTTAAAAATCTCTACATTTGTAAAGCTGTTAAGCAATTGCAGTTTAGTTTCTAATAGGACTTTATTAGAAATAAGATCGTCAATACCAACATTGAAATTGGCCTTTGCAATCAGGTCTCTAATCTCTTGTCTAACAAGAGTAAGATCATTAACTAACTTATAGTTCTCAAAGAACTCAAGACGACTAGCATCTACTAAAGAGTTAATGCTTGATGGATCAGTATTTACTCTGATCGAGGCAGTTGTAGAGAGCTCTGATTTCTTTTGGTTGATAGCAACCTGAATCTTTGCTTCTAATTTTCTAGCTTTACGTAAGTTTAAATCCATATTTACTCCTGTTATATATTATAAAACCCCTAAATCTGTAAACAAGTCTAATCCCTTCATATAGAAGGAAAACTCTTGACTTGGATGATACATTAGGTATCCAAACTTCTCATATATTCCAACACTACCATTTAGGTTGAATATTTGTTTCATCTGTTCTTCATCAAAGATTGCACCATTTTGATTAGCATAAATAGGAAGAGCTATTAGAAGTTCTCCACTAGGTGCTAAGACAACTCGTGCTTCTGAATAAGTATCTAACATTATCCGTTCCTTTTTACTACTTCGTCACTATAAACCAAACCATTTGATTTAGCTTTACTGCTGTTAACCTTTAAATTATTACTTAAATTAGAACCTTTATTCTGAAGTTTTGTAGCATTCAGAATATACTTAGTAAGCTCAGGATCAGAGTTCACTTGAAGCACAGCTCCACCTTTATGGCCGTATAGCATAACTCCAGTGTACTTTTCAGTATTCTCGCCTTCTTCATCACAGATAGAACATAGGTTTGCTTTACCCCATTTCTTACCTACAATGGTATCATCACAGTCTTTACATTGCATAAATATCCTATTTGTGCCTTGGCATAAACATTTGAATTTCATCGAGATAATACTTAATTCTTTGTTGCATAGTTATTATTTCTTCAAGAATATCTACTTCTTTTACTTTTAATTTATCTCTATTCATAAACTCTTCTAAACTATTAAATACAAGTTCATCTTCAAATCTTTCATCCGAACAATTTGGAACTATATGTAATTTATTTTTAAAAGTTAATACATTCATATTACTCCAAAATGGTAGCGGGAGATGGATTCGAACCAACGACCTCAAGATTATGAGTCTTGCAAGCTACCAACTGCTCTATCCCGCTGTATTAAATGTCATTATAGTTATATCCGTCACTTTGTCTAGAAATATCAACGTAGATATCGCTTCCATATTTAGTCTTGAATTTCCAGCGTTCCCACTGATCAAGTCTATTTGTACAATACCATTTAAGTAATAGAATAAAAAGTTTATCCAACATTACTCGTCCTTAATCTTCTTATCTAACTTATCAAAATGATCTTTAACTATTAGAAGAATAGGTACAATAAGAGCCAATATGGCAAATGGAGTCAATACTGTAAGTACACATATTGCAACAGTTGTCCAACAGATAGCTTCAACATCCATAATTTTCTCCAAAAATAATCTCAAAATATTATCGATTCGGTTGCTATTTTAATCGAACGTTCTGGTATAATTGATAGTACCTTAAGAAACATACAAGGATACAAACGTGATCTCAAAATATAACAAAAACAATGGCTTACAAACAGATCGCACAATTAAACTTATCTACTATTCTCCCAAACATTAATCAGTAAAACAGACCCAAAAACATTTAAAATAAATCGCTATCCAAGCAGGAGAGATATGTCCCTTTTAACTAAAAGATTGGTATTTGCACCATTCGAATATGAGCAAGCTTACAATTACTGGCTACTCCAACAACAAGCTCATTGGCTCCATACTGAAGTAAGTATGGCAAAAGATATGCAAGATTGGAGTGACAAACTTACAGATTCAGAAAAGATGGTTATTGGAAACACTCTTAAATCCTTCACACAAACTGAAGTTGTAGTTGGAAATGATTACTGGATTGGTAAAGTTCATAAATGGTTTAAGAAACCAGAAATTCAGATGATGGCTGCAGCGTTTGCTAACATGGAAACTATCCATGCTAAAGCTTACGCTTATTTAAATGAAACATTAGGTCTAGAAGACTATGAAGCATTCCTTCAGGATCCTAGCTCAAAAGCTAAGATTGATCACTTAATGAACGTTAAAGGTAAAGAACTTAGAGATATCGCTAGAAGTTTAGCTATATTTAGTGGGTTTGCAGAGGGAGTTCAACTCTTCTCTTCATTTGCTGTCCTTATGCACTTCAGTAGATTTGATAAACTTAATGGAGTTGGTCAGATTGTAGCATTCTCAGTTAAAGATGAGTCTCTACATAGTACTGCGGGTTGTTGGCTATTCAGAACTTTAATAGAAGAACACCCTGAAATATGGGATGATGAACTTAAAGGACAAATCTTTGAAGCAGCAAGAGCTGCAGTTAAGCTGGAAGATGAGTTTATTGATAAGGTATTTGAGCTAGGACCAATCGAAGGTCTTGATCCTCATGATCTAAAGCAATTCATTAGATATAGAGCTAATACGAAGCTGCAAGACTTAAATTTAAAATCTAACTGGAAAAATATAGATAAAGAAAGTATCGAGCGAATGGCTTGGTTCGACTATATGACATCAGGCACAGAGAAGCAAGATTTCTTTGCTGGCCGCGTTACTTCATATAGTAAAGGTGTTTCTAATTGGGATAATATGTTTGACGAGGATGATAATGCTAAATAAATTAAAAGCTGAAGGTAATGCCCCACAATGGATGAACGATCCTTCATTCAAGACTCTCTCTAAAGGATATATGCTTGATGGTGAAACTCCAAAGGATATGTATAGAAGAGTTGCTAAGACAGTGGCGAATAAACTAAACAAACCAGAGATGGAAGATAAGTTCTTTGATTATATGTGGAAGAACTGGCTTTGTCCTGCTACACCTGTACTTTCTAATTCGGGTACAGATCGTGGACTTGTAATCTCTTGCTTTGGCGAAACAGTTCCAGATAGTGTAGATGGTATTTATAAGTCTGTACATGAGATGGCTATGCTATCTAAGTTCGGTGGTGGAGTAGGTGTTGACCTATCTAATATTCGTGGTCGTGGAGTATTAATTAAAGGTGGAGCAAATGGAGCATCTGAAGGTGTAACTCCATGGGCTAAAGTATTTGACTCTGCAACAATCGCAACCTCACAAGGTAACGTACGTAGAGGTGCAACGAGTTTGAACTTACGTGTTGACCATGTTGATATAGAAGAATTCTTAAGAATCCGTAGACCATTAGGTGACGTCAATAGACAGTGCCTTAATATTCATCAATGTGTTCAAGTTACAGATGCCTTCATGAAAGAAGTAGCAGATGGCAATATGCGCTCTAGAAACATCTGGAAAGAAATACTTAAGACTCGCTTAGAAACAGGTGAGCCATATATACAGTTCATTGATAATGTCAATAAAGCTAATCCTCAAATGTATAAGGATAAAGGTCTTGAAGTTAATATGACTAATATCTGCTCAGAGATTATGTTATTCTCTGATGTTGATCATAGCTTTGTATGCTGTCTTTCTTCTCTCAACCTAACAAGATGGGAAGAATGGAAGGACACAGACTTAGTAGAAACTTCTATCTGGTTCTTAGATGGTGTCATGTCTGAATTCATTGATAAAGCTAGAGGTTTGCCTGGATTTGAACGTGCAGTAAGATTTGCAGAGAAATCTCGTGCATTAGGTTTAGGTGTTCTTGGATGGCATACCCTATTGCAACAGAAACAGCTCCCTTTTGAATCGTTTGCATCGATGCAACTGAATGCTCTCATCTTTAAGAAGATCAGAGAAAAGGCCGATATTGCAACGAGGGAATTAGCATTAGAATACGGAGAACCTGAATGGTGTGTAGGATATGGAGTTCGTAACTCTCATCTTCTTGCTGTAGCACCAACTGCATCTAACTCTATCATTAGTGGTGGAGTATCTGCTGGTATTGAACCTATTATGGCTAATGCTTTTGCACAAAGAACAGCTAAAGGTGTATTCTTAATTAAGAACATTACATTAGAAGAATTATTAGAAACTAAAGGCAAGAACGATGTCGAGACATGGAAGAACATTGTAGCCAACGAAGGAAGTGTTCAACAATTGAATTTCTTATCTGCAGAAGAGAAAGAGATATTCCTTACGGCTTATGAGATCAATCAGTCTGCAATTATTAGACAAGCATCTCAGAGACAGAAGTATATTGACCAAGGTCAGAGTTTAAATCTATTCTTTCCAGCTGATGCTGATCCAGCGTGGTTTCATAAGGTACATAAGGAAGCTCATGAGGGTGGAATTAAAGCTTTATATTATCTTCGTAGTAGTTCAGTTCTTAAAGCTGATAATGCAAGTAGACAAAAAGATGAAAGTTGTAAGAGTTGTGAAGGATGATAGTTTACAAAGTTATTAATAAAATTAATAATAAAGTTTATATAGGTCAAACATCTAAAACTTTAGAAAATAGAATTAAAAGTCATATTAAAGAAGCAAACAATAATTCAAACTTATTATTACATAAAGCGATAAGAAAATATGGCATTGATAATTTTAGTTGGGAGATTATTAAACACTGTTCCACAGTGCAAGAATTAAATGATACAGAAATTGCAACAATAAAACTTTATAAATCTATTGAAAATGGTTATAACATAACCAAAGGTGGGGTTGGAATATTAGGATATAAGCACACGGATAAGACCAAATCTAAAATTAGTAAATTAGGTAAAGGTAGGAAAATATCGGATATTGGCATTAAAAATATGTCAAATGCTAAAAAGAAACAATGGACAGATATAGAATATAAGGAAAAGCAGGTTAAAGCTGCTAAAAATAGATGGTCTAACAAACAAGAAATAGAAAAACAATCAGTTAGAAAAGGTGGTAAGTATTTTATGGTTATTAATGAAAGTAATCAAATAATATGGAAAGGCTTATCTCAAAGACTCTGCTCTAGAGAGCTAAATCTAGATTGTGTAGCAATTGGAAGATGTTTAAAGAATATTCAACAAACTCATCGTGGCTTTAGATTTACTTATTGCGAAGCTTAATAGCATATTGAAGACAAAATCTATGAGTGAATAACCTCACGGGTGGACCATCGTTCCATTCATAGATTTTAAGTTTAATTATAGTAGCTCTAAGCTCTCTAAAGACAGCACGAGATTCTTCTGTTTCTGAAAAGAAAATTGCATGTTTCATTATTTCACCTTTACTTCTTTCTTTCTTTTGAGAGAACTTCTGTGTCCACATGAATTACATAAATTTAATGTAAATGTGCCATCTGCTCTTGGAATATCCATTGATGTAAGGTTATCGTTTCCACAAACTTCGCAGATAGGTTTACGAGGTTCGAGACCATCATCTTTTCTATCTTGCTTTGCTTGTAACCCATCAATCAAGGTTTCTTTCGCTAGTTTTCTAAGCTTCGTTACTTCTTTCTTTAATCTAGAATTCTCATCTTGAAACTTCTTAAATCTAACCCAGTCATCTTTCTTCTCTTTCTTGCCTCTAGCCATACGATCCTCGCACTTTTAAGCTCTTAGGATACCTACATTATACCGTATTCTGCTCTAGAAGGACTCTACTTTTGACTATATAATATTTCATTGCTTATTTCCCTGGTATAATACCTTAATGGAACCTAATTATCTCAATGACTTAACATGGAACGCTTACTTCTGCCCGAAGTGCTTCTGTGGAACGTTTATGCAACATAGGCTTCCAGACTATAGAGACTGGCATCACTGCTCCCACTGTGGCTTCATGCAATTAAGTAAGGACCATCTTGCACGCATTAAGAAAGTGATAGACGAGCACTACAATATTCCTTCAGATGACATAATCCAGCAAAAAGAAACAAAATAAGAACTCCAGTAACCACTCCAACACTAGCTCCACAAATCGTTAACATTATCAGAATCCATTGCCAAATGTCACTCATCGTTAAGTTTTCCATTTATTTTATTAAATAATAAGTCCAAGTTCTAGCATGCCTTGCTCGTGTCCAATTTTAGCGACAGCTAGTTTTTCTTCTGTAGTTAACTTAGTAAATGCTTTAACATGAAATTCTTCATCTGTTTGAATTTTATTAAAGATAGATGCTAGTTCTGTAAATTCCGTATCTTTTGCAATAATTCTAATTCTTTCTAAGCGCATTTCTTCAGCGTGAGCACCAATTGCAGAAGCTTCTTCTAATGTATCGAAATTCATATTAACTTCTTTCCAATATCTTTCTTCATGTTCTGTAATAGGTTCAATATTATTCTTTACTAAATAATCTTTAATCCATTCATAGTGTTTAAGTTCTTGATCTGCAACTATTCTTAAGATTGAATTGTTATATTTGGTTGCTAATTTTCCAATTCTAAGATACGCTTGATATTCACCATAACATTGTTTTTGTAACCATGAGTTCATTTTTAAATTATCGTTCTTTACTTCATTCCACCATTCTAAACCAGTTTTCATAAAACTCCCTTAGTTTAATTTCTCTTCATTTTTAGTTCTATCTATCCACGCTTCTATTTCACTTATAGGTACGGGGCGAAATTTATTAGCCGGAACACCGCAGTCAAATTGTCTCCCCAAAATCTTTGTGCTTTTACCTCCATTCGGAGAATGAATGTGACCATGTAAATGAAACTGGCCCTCGTTCTCAATGGACCATGCTTGGTTCTTATGTTCTCCATGCCAATTATCTCCTTCTACTCCACCTTTCATATCACTTACATCTTCACGAAAAACTCCACGCAAAGGGCAATGAGACATCGTGACTCGCTCGCCCTGAACGTAGATCGTCGCACTATTCAGCACAACATCAAAGCCCATAAGATAAAGGGCATTTGAATTCTTATCATGGTTTCCTACGATAATAACTTTAGTACCATTAAGCTTAGAAATTACTTCTTTAGTAAGATCAGATGAATGAGTTGCTATGTCCCCTAGAAAATAGCAAATACCGTTTTCAGGAACTTGTGCATTGTAGTTCTTAATAAGAGCTGCATGCATTTGATTTGTGTCTTGATATGGTCGATTGTCAAACTTAATAGAGTTTGCATGGCCAATATGCCAGTCGCTTGTAAAAAATGTGGGCTTTCGTCCGTTACTCATATATCATCCCTTTAAAGTATAACTGCTTCTGAAAATAGTTCTAAGAAAAACAAATTATTTACTTTTCTTTAAAAGAGGTATACTCTTAGGGCGCATACATTTAAATGTTTTCCTAGCATAGGGTATTTGTTCTAATGCTTTAATGTCTTTATCTAGAAGAATAGCTTCAGCAACCTCTTCTTGATAAGTATTGAGTTGTTGCTCAGTAAATCTAGTAGCTTTTGTTTTATCACCTAATACCACCTTACAAAAATATTCTTTACTTTCAAAGTCTCTATTTAAAACAATCGAAAGCTTAAAAGGCACTTTACTTTCAGGATAGAATCCTCTTACAACCCACACGTGATTATGCAATGGCTCTTTTGGAGTACCCATAAGTCCACCAACACCCCATGGAAATACTGGCAACTGAGTGTTAAGATTAACCGGCGCAACAGCAACTACAGGTGCCACTGGAGTTGGATCAATCGTTACCGTCTTCCAAATCGCCTTCCCTCTTTTATTAAACATAAACTTAGGAAACTTCTTATCGTTAGCAATATTTCCTTCAGCTTTAATACTTTGCTCAATTAACCCATGATAGTATGAAACAATCTCACTATGAGTAAGATTATGATAGTCACACAGTAAGTCCATAACGATATTATCTACCGCTAGGTGGATGTTGCGGCCTTCTACCTTTTTGATCATCATCTCGCTCCTTGATGGGAATGGGCACAGGTTTAGGACAACCTGCTAATATCCATTCTATTGTTACTTTGATATCATCCAAGATATCTTGTAGTTTATTTAACACCGAATTTCGTTGGTTTATCTAATTTTAATGGATACTTTTTCATTAATGGTACAGTGACCAATAAAAGAGGTGGAATACAAATACTCACTGCAAACAATATAAGTCTACCTACTTGCATAGTATTTGGGTATATCTTTCTAACTCTTGCTTCTAAGGCAGAATATTCATGCAATACCTCACATGACTTATGGTCTGTAACCTTAAGAACGTAAGTTTTTCCTACTTCTAGTTTCATTTAATCCACCCATTTTCTATACATCTTTCGACATATTCTTTGCACTCAAATAATCCAAAGTATCTTTTTGTATCTAAATTAAAGTTATCTATTTGATCTCTACACTTTATAATGCCAAATCTCATTAAAGTATGTCCAAAATTTTTAACGTATAGAACTCTTTTAACTAAACTAAGTGGCTTACTCAAGGAACATGCCTTCTGTTATTTTGTTCTCTAAGATGTTCTTTTGAGCTATAAGCTTTAGCATCTCTTTCTTCTTCATCTCTTTATATTTGTAATCTCTGATATTTACATCATTAATTAAAATATTACAATGGTTGATCTTCTTCACCACTTCCAACAATTCCTGCTCCAGATGACTCATCTGAATTGCTTTTATCGTGTCCATCGCCACAGAAATCCTCCTTGATCTTTTGTAGTTTATCTACAAATACAACACTATCTAAGCCATAATTCCATACTACAGCTAGTTGATTCTTTTTTAATTCTTCTATGAAGTCATCAATAAGTTGTCTGCCAAAGCGTTCCATATCGTGCTCAGCTGCCGGCATTGTATAGAGACTTGCATAGAATTCTTTTACTTTGTTTTTCATATTTATATTTCGATTCGGTTTACTTCTTATTTAGTAAATGTTTTTCTAACTGATATGTAACATCTTCATCTTGTGCTCTATGCTTCTTTGCTAAATCTGTAGCTTTAGGAATTTTGAGCTTTAATTTTCCAATAACCCATGCACCACCTAAAACAACTATAAAAACCATTCCAAATATGTACGGTACAGCGATAGGTGCGTCATCATAGAAATCTGGATCAGATTTTAAGTACCTAACATCATAGTAGGCAGTTGCATAAAATGCAAGATAGTTTAATGTAACAAATGAGATTATTGCCAATAAAACTTTAAGTGTTATCACTACAGTCATCGCTTTTCCCCAAATACTGCTTTTTCTAATTGATAAGTAGGGTCTTTATCTTGCTTGCCATGCTTCTCACCTAACTCTATAATTTTATTATGAAAGTCAAATTTAAAGTTTAATTTCTTTATAGAATAAAAAGCTACAACAGCTACAACAAATAGTCCCATAATCGATGCAAATAATAAATCTACTTTCTTGTCACCCACATCTGTTATGTCATATCTAGCATCAAGATATAAAGCAATAGTACAAGATATATAGCTGAATATTAAGAATCCCAATATAGCACTAATAATCATCATTCTTTACCTTCTTTCTGTCATACTTCGTTTTATCTTTAATAACTTTTGTCGGTCTCGGAAGCATTCTTGGAACTCTTAATGCTAAATACATCGATAGACAAGTTGTGCACTCATGTTTAGGTTTCCCCTTGCCCTTGTATTTTGGATGCTTCATACATTTTTTCATGATACTTCCTACTTACATCATCTAATCTTTCAACTGCGGCTGACCAACCTGAATAAGCTTCTAAAGGTAATTTCCAAACTCTAAATCTACCCAAAGTTCTAAGTAGTTCATCTACTACATAATAGGTTTCCACATGAGATTTATTATTATCTAAAATTTCTTTAACTCTTAGGTCTGTCTTTCTCGTCATTGACATCCTTCTTTTTCAACTTTGAAAGCTCATATAATCCCCATATTATGAAACCACCAGGAACTATTGCCGCAATAACTAACTTAGCTATTGGCGATTGTCCCAGTTTTTCCAGAGTCTTCTTCATATAATGCTCTTTCAAAGAGTTCAGTTTTTATAGCTTCTAGTGTCTTGTTTGTTCTTCTACATATTTTAACTTCATGTGCATCTAAAATAGCCTTCAATGTCTTATTAGAAGATTTGGTCATGATCTCTAAGTACTTACGACTAAGTTTAGTTTGAGCTTGTTCTGCTTCTTTCTCTGTTATAAAACCACCAATTAAGTCGTCTTTTATATCATCAGCATCATAGCCAAGTTGTCTTGTTGCTGTGTGATACATATAATTTGCAAGTCTAACAGATGCAACTAGTGTATGTTCGTAAGTAAACATTGGTGCAGATTCTCAAAGATTTTCAGACTCTTCTGATGTTTTCTTTGCATTAGATTCTACGAACTTCTTAATTTCTTCATAAGAAGCTAGGATTGCTTTAGCCTTTGTAAGACCAAATGTAACTACATGCTTATCATCTTGAGTTGAAATCTTTAAAGTCTTACTTCCTTTAAATTCACCTTCTTCAGTCTTGAACATTCTCTAACTCCTTTAAACGTGTTTGTAACTTTTCTAAATGTTTTCTCATCAGATCATTTTGGTATGCTTTCTTTTCCAAGAGTTCATTAACCATTCTAATCTGAAGTTTAATACTTTCTAATTCTTCCATTAGAGCACATTTGACTTCTTAAAGAAGTAATATGCAAATAAGCTATCAATAGCAATCATAAACAATGCTCCACCAGCTAATGATAAGGATGCTGACCCTAATAAGGCTAGAGTAACTACTTCACCGATTTTAATAATAGCTTTGATCGAGAAATACCCTGCATAAAGTAAGTTAAACTCTTCATTATTAATGCGACCATACTTTTGAAGTAGGTGTGTACCTAAGAAAAGAAGTCCAATTGTAATAGCTAAACCTAATAATACACTTATCATAAATCCTCCAAAAGTATCCTTTGTGCCATATAATCTACGGCATTATTGTATTCCCAATCGTCATCCCAACCTAATATGACATACATGTGAAACAGTTCATCATCATTAAGTCCACAATTACGAAAGACCCAAAATGGATCCTTCTTCAGCATTTGTCGCCTTTGTTCCAATGTCGTCGTTTGATATTCCACCATCGTCCTCTATCTTTTTCGATTCGGTTTCATCTTTGATGTATAAACCTGCACAAAATTTAGTTACAAGATCATAAGAAAGTGTGTGCGCTTCAATCTCACAGAGTCTTTCATAATAAGGAGTCACAGATAGTCTCTGTCCTTTGTGAAACCTCTCATTAACATCTATTTCAAATAGTCCAAAGAATATTGGGTGTTTAACTTTTTCAAAATGGAATTCACCTCTTACATGTTGTCTAGCATGCACAAGTTCATGAGCTAGAACATCGATCATACCTATTACAGAGGCATATCCAAGCACTCTAATCTCAACTTTTGTTAGTGAACCATCAACTCCGTTGTATGAGCCAGTGCATGTTCCACTAGTTCCAGTCTCGAGTCTGTTAACCTCTTGAACAGTAATTATCTCCATTTCTTCATTAGTTAAACCTAATTCCTTAGAGAAGAACACTGAAGCTAAATTAAATAATGTCTGATTCTTCTTTGCAATATACTCTTGAAACATATTATTCCTAGTGTAATAGTATCTTTTCTATTTGTTTCTCTTGAATATACTTATCTAAGAGAGGTGCAAAAACTAATTCAACCGATTGTTCTCTAGCAAACTTTTGATTATATCTATATTTAGAGTACTGATCTGTATAGTGATTCTTAAAGAAGCTATCCCAATCAATTGTGTCTTTCTTAACTCTAAAAATCCACTTATTCTTAATTTTTCTAAAATTAAATTGAGCAGATTTTTCTTGATAAGGTAGTTTCATAACCACGTTATTCTTGCCAATCACTTTAATCTCGCATTCAATAGCTCCTAACATATTAGTCCTTTAGTAGTTGTTCTTCTGCTAGAAAACTCTTATAAGCAAGTCCAACTGGACCTTCTTCACCATAATGAGTCCAATCCATTTCATCTAAATCTGAGTAAACAATAACATTTGACTTAGGATCAATAATTAATCTGTTAATATAGAATCTACTTCCAGAGAAGTTAATCTCTACTCTTTCATCTATATAAAACCAAGAACAAGCTTCACCATCTTCTACTTTAAAATCACAATCTCTAAGAGGAATGTCGTCCTCTGTAAATCCTGCTCCAAAATTCTGAATAGCACTCTTAAATACATCTCTATAATTAGCATCATCTTTTAAGAATTTCTCTACATCTTGCATATATTCATCATTAGTAAAGAATAGCTTAACTGCTGCGTTAAGATTTAAGTTCTTTTCTTTTTGAATTGTATATAGTGTCTTATAGTGCTTAGCTACAGCAATGCCTTCAAAAATGGTTCTTATAACCCTAGAGCTTAAGTTGTGTACACTATCTACTGTAATTGTTGGTCTCAAATCATCTCCAATTCTAAAGCTTTTTCTAATTGTTCTAATGCCCATTTATCATAGTATCTTTTATAGTGATCAGGTAATGTTCCGCCCATCTTATCTCTATCTGGCATACCCATATCAATCCACATCTTAAATACTGTCTCTGGAATAGGTTGGGTCATGTATGGGCTAACTGGCATCATACAACTTACACCAAACTTTTCATCTATTGCTAAATGATAATGCTTAGTATTGTCTTCTAAATATTCTGCTTCAACCTCATAGTACCAACCTTTATATTTGTACATGTGGCTATATCTGTCATACTTCATAAAACTCCTAAGATTAACCCCGCACTATATACTAATGCAATCTTCTCTAGGATCCAATTGTATAGAGCAACGAACTTATACTTATATATGTACCAACATACGAAGAATAGTATTACAATACTACTCAACATAATATAAATCCACAATTCTAAACACCTCTAAGATGTCAGATTCTTCCATTAGACCAGCGAAATGATCGAATGCAAGTTCTTTATTCTGTAAGATGATTTTCTCTTTAACTTCTCTATCTGTTATATCTACTTCTTTTCCACTTGTTGTGCGAAGCTTATATCCTTCTTTTGTCTTAGTGATTGTGTCGATTCTGTCCATTAGGAATTCTTGCTCAATTGTTTCAGCAACAGCATCTTGTAATGAGAGTTCCATGCTCATAATAGTTTCATTATAAACATCTGGTCCAGTGTTAGTGGCATAACCTTCAGAACCTGAATAAGCTTCATTTTCTAGAGTTGAGTGGATTTCATCCCAAACACCTTGAGCTCCACCATACATCTTTAATAAAACTCTAATGATAAGTTCATCATCACCAGCCATTTGCTTAGTGACTTCTTCATATCTATCTAGAATTTCTTTGTAATGGTCTTTACTCATATAACCTCTTGATATTATTTCTCAAGCAGTTATCGATTCGGTTTAATCTTCTTGGCGTTGGCGGTGGAACATGTCTACGGTGAGTCTATCTATGAGTGTATCTAGTGTGTGAAAGTCTATTATCTTGAAGCGATATAGAGTTCTTAATAAGTGAGCTCTGATTTGTTCTGGTTCCATTATATAGGTTATACTAAGTATAATATACTTATGAAAAAATGTACTAAATGCAATATCTATAAGCAATTTAATTTCTTTAATGTTAGAAAAAGAAGCAAAGATGGCTATAAAACTTGGTGCAAAAGCTGCGACAAGGAGTATCATGATAAAAATAGAGATGAAATTCTTTCTTTAAAGAAAGAACATTATAAAAATAACAAAGATACTTACAAAGCAAGAAGTAAACTTTGGAACAATAAAAATCAACATAAAATAAAACTCAAAGATAAAATTTGGTATAAGTTTAATTCTGCATTAAGTGTAGCAGCTAGTGCTAAATATAGAGCAACAAAATTACAAGCTACACCAAATTGGTTAACTACTAATCATCTAAAACAAATGCAATCTCTATATAAATTAGCACAAACTCTTAAAAGACTTAATAATGTAATTTATCATGTCGACCATATTATCCCCTTAACAGGGGAAAATGTATCTGGATTACATG